CCGCATACTATATGAAACCTGCAGGTGCTAAGAAAATGATTGAACTGGCAAAGCAGTACGGTGCTTGGCCGAATGATGCACTCATGTGCAGGCAGTTACTTCCTGGAAAACTAGGTTGTCTCACCACCTATATAACTAGAGTGGAAAAAATGGCATCAACGACTACGTTATGATTAAAGCATTTGTTATTACGATTATGGACTTACCTGAGTCCGTTGAAGCGGCGGACAAGTGTATCGCATCAGGTAAAAAGAATGGTCTGACCATCGAGAAGTGGCCAGCATTCACTCCCAAAGATGACCCCAAGTCCATTTTTCAACGTGAAGGTATACCCGAGACATTCTTTCGTGAAGTCACGTCAAGACAGACAAACTGTATGAGTGCATTCCTCTCACATCGTTCGTTGTGGAAAGAGTGTATTCGTCTGAACCGAGAGATCATCATCTTCGAGCATGATGCAAAGGTCGTAGCACCCATACCCGAGTTTATGCCTTACACAGGTTGCATCAATCTAGGCGCACCTAGTTACGGAACATATCGAACACCCACAACACTTGGTATCATACCGCTAACAAGTAAAGACTACTTCCCGGGCGCACATGCGTATCGTCTCAAACCCATTGCCGCTAAGACAATGATTGATCGAGCGAGCACAGACGCCGCACCTACAGATCTCTTCCTGAGTTACAACAACTTCGATTGGTTACAAGAGTACTATCCATGGACGTGTGTAGCACAGGATACATTCAGCACGATACAGAACGAAGGTGGTTGTGTCGCAAAGCATTCTTGGCGCAAAGACAAGACGCAATATCGACTATTCAAACATGATTGATCAAGCATTTATTACAGGGTGTGATAGTAACACCGAGTGGATGGTACCGTGGTTTCTTAAGAATTTTAAGAAGCATAACAAGATGCCTATACTTTTCTGTGACTTTGGTGTCACACCCGAGTTCAAAGAATGGTTGCGTATCAGTGATTTCGATGACACCTATGAAGTGCCTAAGCAGAGAACAGGCGGTTGGTTCTACAAACCTGTTGCCCTACTTAAAGCACCTGCACGAGAGAAAGTCTGGTTAGATACTGACATGCATATCCTTGGCGATATCAGTGGTGCGTTTAACTACATCGAGCAGGGCAAGTTAGCAATGGTCGAAGACAAACCATGGACGCTTCGTATGAAAGAGAAGTGGCATAACAGTGGACTGGTCGGCGTACGATCGACGCCTCCGATTCTACTTGACTGGATGGAAGCATGTCGAGAGAATCCTGTGCAGGGAGATCAAGAAGTATTGCACAGCATGATACGTGGTGATGCTCTAACGCGGATGAGGTACATCAGTGACGTACCTAATATATACAACTGGTTAAGACTTCAGGTGACTCATGACAACCAAGATTCGAAAGATAAGTTGATCATGCACTGGACCGGTAAGAAGGGTAAGGATCAGATTAGGAAGATAATGTATAATGAGTAATGTAGTTCATGTATTAGGAAATGGTGATAAAGCAGTCTACTACCAACGTGAAGAACGTAAGGGTAAACTACTGCTGTGTAACATGCCACCATTTGACGTTCCTGCAAAAGATGTTTATGGAACGTGTATGGTTGACTTTAAGATGATGATGGCATTAACTGAGGGACACCTAAAACTTGACATGTACCCGTGGATTCTTGGTACACGCCCGCGCATGTGGATGTATGAGCGAAGCGACTTCTATCTGAAGTACGCCCAGAACGTCAAGGGGTTCTATACACACGTACCCGAGTATGCTGGTAATGCAACCAACTTCAACTGTGGTCATATGGCAGTGCACTATGCGTGTGCCAAGATGAAAGCAAACGAAGTTCACATGTATGGATTCGATACTCTATTTGACTTCAACATGAGAAGCATCACAGATCTATTGTTGTCTAGTGATCGATCGGGTGCTAACAACTATCGACTCCTCAATAACTGGCGCCCTATCTGGCGTGATATCATGCGTGAGTTTTCCGATACCAAGTTCGTCCTGCACCACAATCACGATGGATTGAAGATACCAAAACTTGACAACGTAGAGATAAAAGTGTATAATGATAATCTAACTTCGGCACAACAACGTGCTGATAAGAGCGATATCAGCGATGGTCGTGGTATGGAAGTACCACTGCGACCTGGTCCACTTACACCTAAACAGCGAAAGCAATTAAAGAATGCCTAAGAAACCAGATTTTGATGATTGTCTAGAAGTACTAGTACCCGAACCTCAAGATGAGACTAACCCACTCGAAGCATTGATGGGTGATGACGATGTGGAAAACAGCACACGTTGGCAAGATCATTGGAAAGGTATGCCACACTTCGAGCAAGAAGAAGCAAAACCTTACAAGAAACTTAACGTCTGCTTTAAGACGAAAGAAGACTTCGAAGCATTTCGCGAACTAGTTAAGTGCACCATGACTGACAAGACCAAGACTATTTGGTATCCTCCCTTTGATAGAGAAGCGAACTCATTATATGCATGGATTGACGAATAAGTATCCTGTATACGTCATATCAAAAAACCGCAGTGACAGTATGTACACATCTAAATCTCTTACCGAGATGGGTGTAGAACATACGATTGCGGTCGAACCACAAGACGTAGTACCGTATACTAAAGCAATACAAGAAATGGATCTCAGTGCGACTTTGCTCGAACTGCCATTTTCTAATCATGGCATGGGTTCTGGTCCTGCTCGCAATGCGTGTTGGGAAGACTCTATCGAGAAAGGTGCGAAGCGACACTGGTTGCTAGATGATAACATATCTGACTTCTACCGCTTGCACCTCAATGCTCGATATCGTGTCAAGACTGCGACATACTTCCGTATCATGGAAGACTTCGTTGATCGATATAAGAACATACGACTTGCAGGACCTAGGTACAGATTCTTTTGTGCATCTGATCAGAAGTATCCTGCCTTCATCACCAATACTCATATCATGAGTACCATATTAATCGATAATTCACTTGACATTCGTTGGAGATCCAAGTATAATGAAGACATTGATTTGAGTTTGCGAGTGCTTAAGAATGGCGACTGCACACTCTTATTCAATGCTTATCTCCAAGGTAAGAGTGCGACACAGACCGTCAAGGGTGGCAACACTGAAGAAGTGTACAATGCAGACAGCATGGACTATTCGGACACTACGTACGACAAGACTATGGTACTGAAGCAACTGCATCCCGAGCATGTCCGTGTCACGAAGCGATACGGTCGATGGCATCATCATGTAGACTACTCTGTATTTCCACAGAGACTACAGTTCAACGATGACTTTGAAATGCCAAGCGGTTACAATAATTATGGTATGAAACTGGTGAAGAAAAATGTTCAAGCACGAACCGATTGATCTCGGATACAGCGATCTCAAGACTAAGAACGAAGATGGCAAGCGAAAGTACATCACCGCAACTGGTGAATTGTATCCGTCTGTCACGACTGTACTCTCGATTCTCAGCGAGAAGTCCATTCAAGCATGGCGCAGACGTGTTGGTCCTGAAGTAGCAAACAAGATCTCGACACAAGCATCTCGGCGTGGCACCTCTGTACACACGATCATTGAGAAGTACATCAACAACGAAGAGAACTATCGTGAAGGTGTCACGCCAGACGTACTAGAAACGTTCCTCTCAGTCAAGAAAACGTTAGACGAACGTATTGGAGTAGTCTATGGACAAGAGTTACCTCTTTACTCGGATCATCTACGTCTTGCTGGTCGCGTCGATTGTGTTGCTGAGTTTGACGGCAAGATCTCCATCATCGACTTCAAGACCAGTCGAAAGTGGAAGAAGCGAGCATTCGTCGAAAACTATTTTGCACAAGAAGCGGCATATGCAATCATGTGGGAAGAGAGAACCGGCATGCCCATCACACAACTTGTCACCCTAATTGCTGGTGACGAAGGTGAGCAAATCTTTATTGAGAAGCGTGACGATCATACGCAAAAATTGATAAATACTATCTCCCTCTTCGAAGAGAGACAAAACCGATGAGAAATCTAATTTACTCAGTCACTGCATTCGTTGTTTGTCTAATAGGTCTTCTTGCATTCACAACGTTCGAAAGTGATGCGAATGTGATCGAACCTGAAGTTGTACTACCTGCTGTCCCATTGATTGTGAAAACTGAACCCGAGGTAGGACTGGGTAGCAGTTGATTGCCTTGCTCTTAATCTATATCATGAAGCACGAGGCGATACGTTTGCAGGTAAGTTCGCAGTCGCAGACGTTGTAATGAATCGTGTCAACCATCGTCGCTTCCCTTCTACTGTATGTGAGGTTGTACATCAAGCAGTGATCAGGAAGAACTGGAAAGGCAATCTAATGCCCGTACGTAATCAGTGTCAGTTCTCTTGGTACTGTGACGGACTGAGTGACACGCCTCACGATACAGAAGCATGGTTAGAAGCACGAACAATCGCATACGACTTTTTAGAAGATGATATATATCGTGGTATAACAGAAGGTTCCACGCACTACCACGCATCGTACATTGAACCGAACTGGGTCAACGACAGAGGTATGCAAGAGATTGGAATGATCGGAGGTCATAAGTTCTACAGATGGAATCGATAAGAGAACAGACCCAAGCACATCACACTGCGGTCGAACAGACCGATTTTGCCATTAAGATGGCACGAGGTGAATTGACTGATCGAGATTACTCTCGGTATCTTAAAGTGCAACATCTAATCTTCCTTGCAATGGAGATGGAATGGCGTCTCCCTCGCAAAGATCTAAAGCGAGCACCACTGATCGTATCTGACATCGAACACATGGACAAACGATACATTGACGAGGAAGCACCTAGCGCAGTCTATGAGTACGTCAATCACATCGTTGCACTGAAAGACGAACGCAAGATCAATGCCCACATCTACCTTAACTACATGGGTATGATGTTCGGTGGACAACTGATCAAGAAGAATGTGCCTACCGAAGGTAAGATGTACGAATTTAACAATCGATCTGATTTGATCAAATCGATACGAGAACTCGATATCGAAGTCAATGAAGTCAAGAACGGGTTCGATTGGCACAGACTGATATTCATTCAACTGGGGTAAAACTATGTGGGATCCATTTATAGAATTGAGCGATAAAATATTCGACAAGTTCGATAACGAAGCATGGCAGTACGAGACAAAGGAATGGCACGAAGGTCACCATAACTTTTTCTTCAAGAGTGATCTACTTGACATGGGTCACATTAGCATTGTCGATCTGAGAGAAACAAAGAAGATCTGGATGATGCACGTCAATGCATATTCTCGATGTGATTACCCCATGCCGATCTATGGGTTTGATGTGGTCTGTGGTCCTAAAAAACTCACGGGTTGCTTCCATGATCTCTCACCTACCTGTGCATCGATGCCCGTTGATGCTCGATTCATGCCTGAGAAGGAACGCGAATTGCCACTATGGGCATTACTGATCTTCTCGAACGAAATGGTTGCGGCAGGTAATGTCACCGACAAGAGCGAGGCAAAGAAACTTGCTAAACTGGGTGCAAAGAATCTAGATCGATGGTTCACCGCCCTTAACTTCACTGAGAAGACACCTTCGGTTATGCAGGAACAGATGCGGCATCACACGAAGTACTGTCACAACCAGTTGCAGAATCCCCACAGTTTTCGCGTCATGGAATCACTCGGTTTCCCCGCAGACTACCTCACAGACTTCAAAAATAACTACCAGTTTCCGTACTAATATTCATAAAACGAATGGTCGTTATAACAAAATAGTCTAAAAAAACTTCAAATAATGCTTTACAAACATGCTGTTCCATGGTATAATTACTCTGTAATTTGATGATAAGGAATGGTTATGGAGTTTGCAAGTTTGAGAGAAGGTTTCGCAGAGCGTGGTTTAGAGTTGATCATCGATGAGGGTCGACCCTATGCGATGTGTAAGCGATACACCAAACGTGCCCGTATGGGTTACAAGATTGAGTTCAACTACAGTTTTCGGTCTGCCGAGCGTATGTTCGAGTTCTGCTGTGATTACTTGCGTAACCTCGCTGAGAAAGAGATTCGCAAGGCAGAACGTGCCGCAGAGAAGAAAGAGCGAGTCGCGATGGCACGTAACAGTGTAATCGTTGACGATATCTTTGTTTCTTCTTGGGGTTACGAGCAGACCAACGTTGATGCGTTTCAGGTCGTAGAGAAGAAAGGTTCTGGTACCGTTGTTCTTCGCCCTATCGCTTGTCGTCCTGTCGAGGGTACTGAAGTTTCACACGGTATGGCGCAGAACGTGGTTCCTGTTCACAATGCTTTCATTGGTGAAGAGACGATCACCAAGCGAATCACCGAGTACGGTATCAAGATCAACAGTTACAGCAGTGCTTTCCAGTGGGACGGTAAGCGAGAATTCTACAACAGTTGGTACGCATAATAAACTAACAGTTGGTACGCATAATAAACTACGTGAATAATACACCTAGTGTACGACATCATACACCAAGTGTATTATTCACGGCATGAATGTCGAGTATTCACCAAAGTGATTGACATTTGCCCCAACCACTGTTATAATATGTTTTTAAACAATGAGAGATAGAGACATGGCCCGAATTATTTACCAAGATGCGTTTGACCGAGAAGAACTAGAAGGCGAAATTGACTTCAACAAAGCACTTCAAATCCTCAAGGGTTTCATGGGTATTGATGATACTCTGAATTGTCTCAAGGCGTTTGAACAGCGTTACGAGCAAGCAGAGCGAGAAATGTTCGAGTCAGACGAATACCATTGTTGGTACCGTGAGTGGCGATATGAGATCTTCTCCTACAATCTTCTGGTCGAAGGTTTCTCTAAGTTGTTCGCGCCTAAGGAGGCGTCATAAACCACGTGAATAATGACTATTCACCAAAGTGATTGACAAACCCCGCCCAATGTGCGATAATATGTTTTTAATCAATAGTGAGATGACAAATGATGCTAGTAATTGATACACAGTTCCTCGAAAACTACGGTGCCCACGACTGGTCTGGTCGTGGTGAGTGCCCTCAGCGGTGGAAACCCAAGGGTGGTGACACCTACATCGTTACCGATCTTGTCGGTGACCGTGCCGCTGTCGAGCGTTGCATCGAGTTCTCCTCTGACTACTCGCGAGAGTATGTCATCTCTTCGACGGAATTTTCGTCGGACGAAGCATGGTCTATCCGTGACTTCAAAGAGTCGGACTATGTAGAGTTCTACGAGTCTCCCATCTACGCCACTTTTGCTGGTGACGTGTTGCACTGCGAGAAGAAAGTTCTCAACTTCGAGAACCAGGTCGTGGCGATCCGTCGCTGGGTGCAGGATGCTGAGGGTTCACGTAAGATGTCCCTCACCGATCTTGAGGAACCTGTCACTGAACAGTGGCGTGTTGATGCAGAAATGAACTTGTATGGAGTAGCAGTGTAATGGGTATATTGGTTGATACAAGTACTGGTAAGGTCGTCGATACTGGCGATCTTGGTAATCTTTGTGAGTATGTAAATGCTCTTAATGAGATGGGTGTTGAACACAACCTCATCGTGGAGATGTGCGAATGAGTATGCGCGATTACGCAAAGAAAGATTTTACGGTTCCTGTACGTGAGGAACCCGTCAAAGAAAATCCAGTCGTTGCAGTCATTGCATGTATAATGATGGGTGCGGCGCTTGGTGGATTGTTTGGTTATGGATTGTTGTTTACATAGGAGTGGTTATGAGTGAAGTTACACCGTGGTATTGTAAAGGTGAAGTCGGCGAGTTCTTGCTGACGATCTGTGAAGATTATCCAAGCGACCGTCAGGAAGCGATGGAAGCATGTGCCCGAGTTGGTATGAGTACGGATGAGATCCGTGAGTTCTTTAAGCGTGAGGAGATGTTTTATTATGTCTAATGATTTTTTCTTTGAAATGGTGGATGCTCGTGGCGAACTAGCGGCGAGTCGTGTAACCCTTGAAAATCTGGTTCGAGCAATCGAGATCGATTCGAAGATTCAGAAAGATGTTTGCGTGAAGTTGGCAAAGGAGCAGATCGAAAAGATCTCTACCTTGCTTTCACAGGATATCCATTGAGATAAATAAATGTTTCAATTACAGTAGGTGACATAATGTCAGAATCTGAAAACCCGATTGTCAATTATGGCGATACAGTAGAGGACCTAGAGACTCTCCTGAACAGCATCGATTGGACGTTTGATGATGGTCTCCACACTGCCGAAGAGTGGCAAGCAAACTGGACGATCCGCATGAAGATCAATCATGTGTTCAAGAAATTAGTCGAAGGAGACTTCGAGATTCAAGCGAAGGCGAAATGGAACGAATTGGTTCCTGCTGACCTACACTCACAGTATGGTATTACCGCCCCCTGACAATCGTCCGTCTTGACAACCAACAATAAATTTGTTATAATGTGTTTTGTTCCCGAGTAAGTGTTTGCGAAGATTCCTATATATTGGTATGTGACACGAACTCGGGTTTTTTATTAAAGGAAAAAGATTATGGAAGTTAACTTAGTTGGCATGACTCAACCATCGGCATCGACTGGTTGCCACACCGCAAATGAATTAATAGCATATGCGGCAAGAGTTAGTAACCCCGCAAACCAAAACAACACGAAGACAGCGGCGAAACTTCTAAAGTATCTTATCAAGGAGAACCACTGGTCACCCTTCGAGATGGTGTCAGTCACCATGGAAATTGTGACGACCCGTGACATCTCTCGCCAGATATTGCGACATCGATCCTTTTCGTTTCAGGAGTTCTCGCAACGTTACGCAGAGGCAGAGTCGTTTACAACGAAGCGTGAAGCACGTAAACAACACCCGACGAATCGTCAACTGAGTATCAAAGATGACGACCCATCGCGTCAGGCGAAAGCACAAGAAGTGTTTAACGAGATGCAAGCAGAAGTCGCAAGAGTAGCAAAAGACTACTACGAAATGGCACTGAATCAAGGCATCGCAAAGGAGCAAGCAAGAGCATTGTTACCCGAAGGTTTGACCGAGACCACTCTATACATGAGCGGCACACTAAGATCATGGGTTCATTATTGCGACCTACGTATGGGTAACGGAACCCAACTAGAACATGCTGAAGTTGCATCTAAGTGCTGGGATGTTCTCAGTACACATTTCCCAGATGTAGTGAAAGCAGTAGAGGAGATAAATCGTGACAGATCTATTTGATTTTGGATTTACAGCAGTAACCGAAGACGAACTGGAGTCGGTACAAGAAGCAAAGACTTCCTTTGCTGGTACAGAAGACAGACTCGACAGATTGTACAATGCAGTACAACCCTTGTTAAGTAATCTCAAGAAGAATCCAGAGAAGGAATATATACTCTGGCCCAATCGACTAGAGAAGGTCGAAGAGTTCGAAAACATACTGTATTTAATTTACATCGGAGAAAGTGAGTGAGTAGAGTTTTAATATTTGGTTTGCCGGGTAGTGGTAAGACATATTTGGCAGGTCGTTTGAGGAAGTATCTAGGTCCCAATGCCGCATGGTTCAATGCGGATGTTGTACGTGAAGAGGCAGGAGACTGGGACTTCTCCGACGAAGGTCGTGCGCGGCAGAGTGCAAGAATGCTACGACTCTGCAAAGAAGCAGAGGCAAAAGGTTTACTTGCAATTGCTGACTTCGTTGCGCCCTTCGACCGTGACCGAAAGAAGTTCGGTGCTGACTTCGAGATCTTTGTTGATACAATTGACGAAGGTCGATTCGAAGATACCAACAAAGTATTTGAGCGACCCGAAGACGGCGCACACTATCGAGTCACTGAACGTGATGGTGATCGAGTAGCAAAAGAAATCGCAAACAAACTGGGTCGTAAGTTCATCTGGGACAATCAAGCACCTACAACACAGATGCTAGGTCGATTCCAACCATGGCATGATGGACACCAAGCATTGTTCGATAGGGCAATGGCAAAGCACAACCAAGTGTATCTGATGGTACGTGACATGCCTCAAGACGATAAGAACCCGTACACTGCTGAACAGGTAGTCAGTAATCTTTCGAACAGTTTGATTGAGTATGCTGGTCGTGTTAAGATAGCAATCGTACCTAACGTAATGAACATCACGTACGGTCGTGACGTTGGTTACAAGATAGAACAAGAAGTGTTTGATGATGCGATCCATTCTATCAGTGCAACCAAAATTCGAGAAGAACTTAAGAAAGAGGGTAAATTATGAACGACACTTGGAATGGTGAGTCACGAGGCATTACAGATGTAATGATTGCACGTATTGAAACGTGGCATCGTGATCGTAACTTGATTGAAGGAAGCACTGACAAAGACCAGTGTTTGAAATTGATCCAAGAGGTCGGTGAATTGTCTGACAACATCTGTAAGGGCAAAGATCTGAAAGATGACATCGGCGATATCATGGTGGTGTTGATCAACATCATGGAGCGAAACAATTGGCATATTACAGACTGCCTTGAAGTAGCATGGGCCGACATCAAAGATCGCAAGGGTAAAATGGTTGATGGAATTTTTGTTAAGGAGAATGATCTATGAATGGTAAGCAAGCAAAGTTAATGCGTAAGATGGGTAAGGTTGACAAGAAGACTAAAAGAATGTATAATAGTCTATCTCATGTCGAAAAAGGAATGCTCAGTGCCTACTATCGTTATATGCAAAAGCAACAGGACGCCTAGTGTATGAACATATTTTATCTACATGAAGATCCAGTCACATGTGCACAGATGCATTGTGACAAGCACGTAGTTAAAATGGCAACGGAATATGCTCAGATGCTTTGTACGAATCATCGTGTTGTCGATGGTTCTCTCTGGTATGGTCGCAGTACGAATGGTCGTAAGATTGCTCGGTACTTTCATCCCGACCCAAAACTAAACATTGAACTGTACAAAGCATGTCACATGAATCATCCATCGACAATCTGGTCTCGTGCCAGTATCGATAACTATACATATCTTCATGATCTGTGGGTTGCTACATGTGACGAGTATACGCATCGTTATGGTCGTGTGCATGAATCGTATCGTCGATTGAAAGACATACTGCACATGCCGCCTCTCAAGATCGAAATGGGTGATTTCACTCAACCAACGCCTGCTATGAAAGCATATCCGCAGTGCATTGTTGAGGGCGACTCAAAAGCATCTTATCGTCATTTCTATTGGGAAGATAAGAGAGAATTTGCAACGTGGACAGCAAGACCAGTCCCAGAATGGTGGAAAGAATATGAGCGGCAAGGGCGACAAACGAAGACCTTCGTTGGTGCCTGATCAACAGATCAGCAACAACTGGGATCGTATCTTCAACAAAGAAAATAAAGATCTTAAGTACGAGAGCGACAATCCATTAGAACGACCCTTTGAACCACGCGATATGTGGGTTCATTTATGTCCGAAATGTGAGAGCGGTCTTAATGCGATATCAGTTGGCGTAGGGCAAGCATGTAATTGGTGTGGGAAATACGAAGATGGCACGAGCGATTAAGAAGTTTCAACCTAAGAAGAAAGCAACGCTGACTCCCGAACCTAAGTGGGAGAAGTTTGCTAAGTGTACGACCGATGAGCAGTACACGAAAGCATTTCGTGAGGTTGATCAGTTCGTGCACTACGAGATCACACCTCGTGAGTATGTGCATTCGACGCGCAAGTGGATACGTGATCACTGGGATAAAGAAGAGTTTAAAGATGTTGCCTTGATACCCGACACGTTCATGGGCAACATAGGTAAGAACGGGTGGAAGGCATACAAGTTAGGGTTCATGCCTGAAGGAGTTGAATCAAGTCTGAAGGTAGAAGTAAGAAAACTGCTAGGCAAACTTGATACGATTCGCGAGTTAATGACCTATGACGCGGCGATACACCCATCCGTATCGAGTCTTGATGACGATGCAAAGTTACACCCGAACAAAGTCAAAGAGTGGATCAGCATCTGGAAGAAAGTTGCGGCATCTTATCCTAAAGATGATAACAGCACCGATAAGACTATCGCAGTGGTGTACGTCTACAACATGCAACAGTATCTCAAGAACGGCATATGGTTAGACTCACATTGGGGTGAGAAGCGAGAGAACAAGATGATATACAAGTGTATCGCACCTGCATATGATCCAATAACAGGAGAGATGAAGATGACGAAGAACACCTATTATCCCTCTGCAAATGTAATTCATGGAGTAACCGATGTCTATTGAAGAGTTAATGTTGACAAAAGCAAAGTTCACTAAGATGGTAGAAGAGACAGTTCGCTTTAAGCGTCTGACATACATGGACTCGATCATCCATCTATGCTCCGAGAACAAGATCGAGATCGAAGATATCAAGAAGTATATCAGCGAACCTATCAAGAACAAACTGGAAGCAGAAGCAATGAAGTTGAACTTCCTACCCCGCACGAACTCACTGCCGTTTGAGTGAAATTCCAATTCCGCTATATACTAGCGATGGTTACTTATTACACATATCGTCTTTTCTCTGGAAAGATCGTGACGGTGACCACCAAGATTCCTTATGCGGAGTTAATCCGCGTAAGAAATAGTGCTTGACTTACACTCTAAAATAAGATATACTACTGTCTACATTATGATTAAGTGAATAAACTGTTAATACATTGTACATACAAGGAAAAACTATATGTCGTTTGATAAACTAAAGCGTAACCGTAACTCCATCTCAGATCTAGTATCTGCCGCCTCTGCCCAATCGGGTCCACAAACTGAAAAGAAATCGTACGTTGATGAACGTCAATGGAAACCTACTGTCGATAAGGCAGGTAATGGTTATGCGGTACTGCGTTTTCTCCCTGCCGCTGAAGGTAATGATTTACCTTGGGTGCGTTTCTGGGATCATGGGTTTAAGGGACCAACTGGTCAATGGTACATCGAAAAGTCTTTGACTTCGATTGGTCAACAAGATCCTGTCTCTGAGGCAAACAGCAAGTTATGGAACTCTGGTGACGATGCTGATAAAGATACAGTGCGACAGCGAAAGCGTCGATTGCACTATGTCGCGAACATCTTGGTCGAATCAGATCCTGCAAATCCAGCAAATGAAGGTAAAGTGTTCTTATACACTTTCGGTAAGAAGATTCATGACAAGATCATGGATCAGATGCAACCAGAGTTTGCAGATGAGTCGCCTATGAATCCATTTGACTTCTGGGAAGGTGCGCCTTTCAAGTTAAAGATTCGTCAAGTCGAAGGTTATCGAAACTACGATAAGTCTGAGTTTGGTGCACCTACTGCACTAGCAGGTGGTGATGATGATGAACTCGAAGCAATCTATAATAAGTTATATGATTTAAATGAGTTCTCTGATCCTGCAAACTTTAAGACCTATGCTGAATTACAAGCAAGGTTAAATCTGGTACTTGGTCAGGCGACCCCGTCTGATTATCCAGATCTTAAAGTAGAAGCGGCACCTGCTCCTAAGGTCGCGACAGCACCAGTCATTCAAGAGACTGCCGCTGACGAACCTGAAGATACGATGTCGTACTTTGCTAAACTCGCCGCTGACTAAGCGTAAGCAGATGCTCGGGTGCCGTTGTCCATATTGGGCGATGGCATTCGAGCGTCACCATTTCCTGCAACAGCAGTATTATTCGTCTGAGACGGAGCATTCACACTATTATCATTAACGATATTGATTGATGCTTGTGACTGACCTACTGCGGCGTTCGTACTCTGCGACACTGCTTCTGCAATAGGGAACGAAGTCATCTTACCCAATGCATTGCCAATCTCGCCAATAGGCGCAGACTTCATACCTGCACCAAAGTCCATTTCTGGATACCCATCGAAGTAACCGTCACCAATCTTACCGCCATTCCACATCTTATCATAGACGGGCAATACATGCGCCATGGTCTTTGCTAGATCAACCATGTTATCTTTGAAGTCGCCCATGTCGGCATCTGCTAACGAGGACACACCTTGTCCTAATTTAGCAACAGCAACACTCATATCGCCCAGACCTTCACTGACTGAAAAGTCTACCTCGTTGAGTGCATTGAGATTCTTTGCCATCTTTTGAATTGCATCGCCTTCATCGTCACCGCCAAAGAGATTACCAAGTTTATTGAGACCATCTGCGGCAGTCAGTGCAGTAATACCAGCGGCGACTGCAACGGCGGCAGGTAAGAATCCTAAGAGATTCATATACTCGACTTCACCAAGATCTTTAAGACCACTTGCAGTACCAGACATTAGATTGCCTAATGCGTCCGCACCACCCATCTTAGAAATGAGAGCAGATGCACCGCCAAGTCCAACAAAGAACGCGCCGATACCTGCACCTATGATACCCATACCGACAGCACCTTTCGCGGCGGCACCCGGTGCTTGACCAAACAACGCACCAGCGGCAAGCATTGCAGTAAGTGTACCACCTTGATCTGCTTCAGCAAATGCGCCTAGACCACGAGCAACACCTTCCATGACATTGCCTAGTGCTTGCCCATCTGCTTTAAGATATGCGCCTGCGGCATCACCTGCGGCAAGACCAGTAAAGAACGCACCGATACCAAAACCAATTGCGCCCATACCAAGTGCCGCTTTACCCGCAACCTTAGGTCCGAACAACGCGCCTAATGCTCCACCACCAGCAATTGCACCACCGATAGCAACCATACCAGGACCTGATAGATCTGTCATGATTTCGTCGAGTGTACCGACTTGTGCTTTGAGAGTACCTAGATCGGTCGTAAGATACGATGCCATCTTATCGCCAGCGGCGAGTCCAGTAAAGAACGCACCAATGCCGAAACCTAATCCACCTAGACTGAGTGCCATACCTGCCGCTTTTGCGGCAGACGCACCGAGTGCACCCATTGCACCTTGTCCGTCAGTAGAAGACGCAGGCAATGGAGTCTTAGATTGATCCCGATTAGGGTTCATAGGATGATCGGGTGGGAGAGGAGGACCATACTGCTCGCGGGCAGATTCACGTTTTGCTTTCGCCTCTGCTCGCATTGTCGCCGCAATATCAGCAAAGTCTTTCCCGCGCACATAGTCCATCTGAATCTGGACTTTCTGCATCTCGCCGATCTCTTGAAGCATCTCGGCGTTGAGTATGTTACTTTCTACTATGTCGTCAAGCGTTGCCATGACTCTCTCTTAATTGTTTTTCTTCTTCCATTGCCTGTAATAGCAATATCATGTGTACTTCACGTTCCCAAGGGATCATCATTTCAAGTTCTGTTAATGTGTATTTATGGTGCCTCATCAACATAAAATTAGTTTTAAAATGATTTGCTAAAGAGTCATGTGAGAGGCATACTAAAAAAAACCTTGGATACCCCTTATCTCGTAATCGTTATCTTTACCACATCCAGCACAATCAAACTCTACCTTGTGCGTCACAGAAGGTATGTCCATAAGAAACGCAGACAACTTTGCGAACTGATCACGAGTCATTGAGTCGAGGAATCTTCGTATACTCTCCTCTGTCTCATCCCCTACATCTACCCGCTCATCTTCTGTGATGACTGCCTCAAGACAACTTGCCATGAGACTAAACCCTACCGCTTCATCACCCTCGCCCATTGACAAGAGTTTGCTATAACTCGGATACTTCATCTCGACGGATACGGCATCGTTCAATACGACAATCTTATCCTTCTTTGGTACTACACATTGTATATCATCTAGATTGACATCATATGGATTTTCATGTCCACAGTCAACACACTTCACCTGAAGTGATGCAGTCTCGCCTACACTGCGCGATCGAATCTTGATGAATAGATACTCAAGATCAAACGTGGTCAGGGTATCTACTTTTAATTTACCATTCGTACAGGCGCGTAATGTATCCTGTACTGCTTGCATCATCTGATCTGGATCTTTCGATTCACTTGCAACGAGAAGTATCTTCTCCTCTTTGACCAGATAGGGTCTAAACTTTATTTTCTTACCTGTCGAAGGAATAACAATATCATAAGACGGGGTTTCATTCAATAGTGGCAATGCCATTCATTTGCTCCTTATAGTCTTGCCGCAATACTTCCTAGTACTCCTGCGCCAAGTCGTTTCAAAATACCATCAGTTCCCGAGGTTGGTGTTTCGGTCGTGAAGTTTTCATATGCGAGATCAACCGTGATTGCACTGACCTCGTTAGTACTTGCATCGCTAAGTGTCTCGTTAGTAACACCTACCGGATATGCCCTATTTAGTTTCCACCTATAAGTCGTTTCGAACTTGGTGCCGATGTCTAGATCTAGATCGAATGGACCTAACTTAAGATCTAGTGCGGGATAACTTACACCTGGTTTCAATTGTGTTATGATAACAGGTCTCACATACTCATCGGGATAGTTGTTTTCGTATCGCCCTTCGATGTCATCTGTCTTGACAAGTGCTTTGTCTTGCCATTTCTTAAAGTATTCGCGCACACCATGATCATTCAACACGCGGAATGTCATCGAGACATTGGGGTTGCCATAACCATAGACTACGTTGTTACGAGACACACCTATGTCACGTTGTACAGTCAATAGATTATAATTGGGTACACTGACTTGCGAACAAAGTAAACCCACATCGTACGGGTCAACGCCCTTAACAAGATTGGGGAACTGTACGAAGTATAGATTCGTACGAGCAAGACCTCCCTTGTTTGATATGAGAGACTTCATCTCATCGACTGTGCCTTGTTTAAGCATTGATCTTCATCCTCGAATCTTTGTATACTGCACTGCGACTGCTGTTCTGCCATTGAGCAGTGGGTAAGAACGTTGCGATTTCCCACTCTTGAGGCGGGACGTATGCTAACTTACCCTCGACCTGACTAGTCAAGTAATGCTTATAGCACGCCTTAAAATACTTCATCTTTGCCGCTGACTTCATCATGTCATACGACACTTGAAACTTGGTGGTCTCATCGTACTTTTTATTGTTAGTGATATCCATCAACGCATCAAGAAACTTAGCACGAAGTGGTATGGGTAAATAATGCAGATTCATCCCATAGAAACCTTTCTCTGCTGGACCAACAGCAACGATCAAGGGGAATGAATCCCAGTACGGTAACGTCTTACGATGCTTGGCATCATAAAAGAACATGTACATACTACCTGCGGCAGACGATGCCCTCTTTTCGATAGGGTCTTCTTTCATCAATGCGCGACGATTAAGGTTACGCATGTTCTGTACTTTCTTACGAAACCATGCACGAGATTCTTTTGTACGTGGAGTAATACCAGCACGAAATGCTTCTTGTTCTACCGTCTGGAATATGTTACTCATGTCTACCTTCCATCATACCACTTGCTTTATCGATCCACAATTGAGGAAACACGCCGTGAACAAATAGTATAAACGCAACAGTCCATGCAAAGCATAGATGTTCGAAGTACGTTTCGTTGATTTCTTTTAGATGATTCATGCTTCTATTTAGTCTTTTTCCTTGAATATGGTTTCAATGGTTTGAGTTTTTTGAGTGGTTTCTTCATGATCTTCATTGCGTACAGTGTGTCCTCTGTCCAGATCTCAAACTTCCAACCACGATCCTTTGCATAGTCTTGTGCCGCTTCCCACTTATTCATGTTCTTCACGTACGTCAATCCTTCGTTGATGTAACGCTTGGTTCGTTTATTGCCTGTGGGTGGTGTTGTTTCTTTCTTGGGTTTGACTTCGATTAATGTTGTAGTACCATCTTTCCATGTGACAGCAAAGTCCATAAAATATCGGTGATACCTTCTATCGACCTCATATAAGTAGGGTATGACAGTCTCCTCGCTCTGCCAAGACTTGACATCACTGCTATCGTCGAAGTATATCATACAGTACTTTTCCCAGTGTGATCTGTACACGATAGTCGAGGCATCGCCCTTGTACTTCTTGGGATTTTTGATTCGGTATCTGCCTGAATATGCCATAAATATGCTATAAATAACTTAAACAAATCTCTATTTAGACAGGGTCAATAATGTCACAGGCAGACGTAAACGAAGCACAAGGCGAGATTGTCCTCGCACAGAAGACTGCGACGAAGGAAGAAAATGCAGAAGCGACTGATCCTTCTACTGAAGTGCAAGAGCAAGCACGACGATTTCGATACCCTCTGACAATGAGCGGTAGTTTTCCTAACAGGATTCGTTTTCGTGCAATCGAAGTAGAGGGTACAAACATAGGCGAGTCAATAGGGAATGCTGTCGGTGATACTTTCAAAAAGTTTCTTGCAACTTCCACGCCAACATTCAGTGCTGTACTAAGTGATGGTACAGTTATTGAGAAAGTAAACGGCGAAGATAAAACTGCGGCGGCGGCAGATGCAACGACATCTACAGCAGAAAAAGAAGAACTCGCAACGACAACTGGTGCCGACTCTCGGTTCACATCATACGAGAACGGTGGCAGTGGAACAGAAGTGGGTCGTGTCACATTGCCTTTACCAAGAGATCTGCGATTCTCTGACGTTGCACAATATCAAGAAGCAAATCTAGGTGCTATCGGCGGAGCGGCAGAGGCATTCGTAGGCGGTGGCAGTCCATTCGAGGGCATTACGTCTAGTGAAGGTCTTGGACAAGCGGCAACTTCACTTGCCGCACAAAAGATTGCAGGTAGTAGTGCTGAGATAGTGTCGGGTGGTGTCGGTTTTCTTGCAGGCGGTGCGGCAGGCGGTCTTGTCGGTGCGTCACTATTAGGTGGTCTTGACGAAGGACTCGTAGGTGGTATCAAGAGTGCGACACGTATCGCATCACAACCGAATCAGCGTACACTGTTCAATCAAGTTAACCTTCGCTCGTTTGCATTCACGTTCAAGATGATTGCGAACAGCGAGGCAGAAGCATTAGAGATCAAGAACATCGTTAAGTTCTTTCGACAAGAATTGTATCCAGAGCAGATACTTGCAGGTAATGTTCCAGTAGCATATCGATTCCCTAACGTATTCGAGATCGACATACTCAACAAGAACGATGACAACCCTGCGTTTAAGATCCAACGTTGTTATCTGAAAGATGTTAACACATCATTTAACTCGACCGCATCTGGCATGTATCGTGATGGTTCATTCATTGAGGTTGATGTGTCGCTGGCGTTCTCTGAGATTACGGCACTACATAAAGACAAAATTAGGCAGGGATACTAATGTCAAACTTTTTCAAAGACTTTCCCAAAGTATTATATCTCTTTGGAGATGAGAAGTCGCCCGTACTGTTTCAGCAGTTAAACAGATATTCTGATCTAATAGATGTCGCACGAGATGACATAGGCGCATACATCGAGTATGAGATTCGCGACTATGAGAGACCCGACACGTTATCGTCAAGATTGTATGGAACACCCGACTATGGTTGGACATTCTTCCTTATGAATGAGCGACTGCGAGAGACAGGTTGGCCCAAGTCACTCAAGCAAGTCTACGATGCAGGCGTTAATGATTTCTTTCCACACTATACATGTAAACTAAACATCTCGACTGCTGACTCTGCCGCTGAATGGAGTGATAAGTATCCCGAGGGTCAAGCAGTACTAGTCGGCACAAAGACAGGCACTGTCGTATCAAAGAATCTAGATCTAGGTGAGATCACAGTATCGAATGTTGATAGTGATCTGACAGGTGCTGTATCACTAGCATATGCGAATGGTACTAATCTGGTTAGTTTGACCAACACAGTGTATCAGTACGATGGGACGCACCACTACGTAAACGATAGTGACGAATGGCAAGACTACTACTTCACACCAACTGTCACGAAAGTACCTGTCACGAATCTTGAATGGTTGATAAACGAGAACGAATTGTCAAAGCGTATTCGTGTCATCAAGAAGCAAAGTATCAGCGAGATCGTTGGATCTTATAAGAGTCAGATAAAGTAGTATGGCAGGTATTAACTCACAGTTTCGTATACTCGAAGCATCATTGATTCTATCATCGCCTAGCGCAGAAGATACGGTCATTGAGATTAGCGAGAACATTCTGGAATTACAGTTCTTTGAAAACATTCTGAAACCATATGTCGATGGGCGTATGGCAGTTCTGGATGACTTTGGTTTACGTACGTCTATAGGCAGTACAGGCACTGAACGTATTCGATTCGTTATTGCATCGGGTGTAGATCTTGACACACCTGTGATCGAGAAGATCTTCTTCTTCCAAGAGATTGTGGACAGCAAGAAGCAAGGCGAACGAAGCGAGATACTCCAGATCAATCTGGTCGAAGAGCATGTGTATATAAATGCTATCAAATCATTTAGTAAGTCATACACAGGTAAACTAGAAGACATTGCTACAGACATTCTGTCGAATCAAACAGGCAAGACAGTCTCTCCAGTATTCTACGAACCATCAGTACAAGAAGAACGCAAGATCATCATACCGTATATGAGTCCACTCGAAGCAGTACAGTGGATCATTACACGAGCAACGACACGTACAGGTTCGCCCTTGTATCTCTATGGTTCACTTTACACCAATGCAGTTCTGTTAAGTGATCTGGACAGTATGCTCAAAGAAGAGGTAATCAACTCTAAACTGCCCGCACGATACAGCAGTGCGATTGGTGGTATTGATGACACACAGGAAACACTCCGATCTTATTTCGAAGTGTTGAGTGTACGAGAGATTGGTTCTGACAATGCATTATTGATGTATGAAGTTGGTGCAATCGGGTCAGAGTACGCATCACTCGACGCAAACAATGGTAACTACCAGGTAACGCATCTATCGATACGTAATACACTCGATGAGTTCTACTCTAATGAGATACTGAACAAGAACACCACACAGAGCGTGTTCGACCCATCACTTGAAATCGATGGCAAACTAAGCGACGAATACAACTCAACGCACATCCATCAGATCGTATCGACAGGCACATACAATCAATATAAGAGTTATCACGACGAAACACAATTGGTCGATGCGAACAATAACATTGTAGACTCTCGACTCAAAGCAAAGAACAAGATCACTCGCCATCTCATGAAGAAGAATGTCATTGACATCGGTATGAATGGTGCGTTGTTCTTTGAGAAGAAAATAGGCGTGGGTCGTAAGTTCCGTATTCTCTTCCTCGATCCAAACGTAGAGCAAGAAAGCAAAGACGCGGCAGACCAGATCGATAAACGTAAGTCTGGAGATTATCTTATCACACAGATCAACCATAAACTCTCGGGTGACGAACACTTCTCGGTGTTACGTCTAACAAAACTCGGTGAACTACCTACAGACTTTATCGTATGAGACCTTTAAGACCAATACAAGAAGACTTCTACGGTGACGACCATCGCTGGTTCTTTGGTACTGTACTGAACTCACATCCTCCTGCAGGTCTAGAGGGACGAGTCAAGGTGCGTATCTACGGTGTACACAACCCAAGTGCAGAAGAAATACCAGAACGCGATCTACCGTGGGCGCAAGTAATGATACCCACAACAGAAGGTGGCATCTCAGGTCTGGGTCGTGTGCCTCAGTTAACTCAGGGTGCGTTCGTGTTTGGTATCTTCCTTGATGGGACTGCATCACAGTTACCCATGATTCTAGGTTCATTACCACGTACAGAATTACCCAGTGCAATACAGTCTGATCGACGATCGGATGTGACCAACTCATTCGACTATAACCAGTCAAGACTCCAGAACGTTGTCGCACCACCTCTGAAAGATGATGAAGATCAGCAAGCGACACTTGGACTGCGAAGACAACAGAGCATGAAGTTCTTTATTGACAACGGTTACTCACCCATGCATGCCGCCGCAATCACAGGCGCATTACAAGGTGCAAGTGGGTTTCAGACGTATGGTCAGACCCAAGCGTTTGGTATTGCTAAGTGGAAAAACAGTACCGCAATCGGTAGTCGTTTCAGCGATCTACTTAGGTTTGCGTCCACATACTCACCTAACTCGAACTATTCATTGTACTCAATACAACTTCAGTTCGTTTTATTTGAGTTACGCAATCGATTCAATGGTGCAAACAGTCAACTCCTCGTCTCGACAGACATTAAACAAGCAAGTCGAATCATGAATAAGTACTACATTCTGAGAAACACATCGACAGATACATTGGCGCAGAGAGCATATGATGAGGTGATCGCATGACTACAGATAAGAAAGAAGTACTAACAAAAGCGGTCGAACAGACCGAGAAGTCTGCCTCGAAGAAAGCATTAGACGATGCGGCAACTCAACTCAAGACAGATGTAACAAACGTTACTGAAACGATCGCAGGTTCTGTTAGCGGTGCTATCACAGGTGGTATTGAAACTCTTGGTCAAAAGAAAGATGCTCTCATTTCAGATGCAAAAGAAGCAAAGCAGAATGTCGAAGGTCTTTTAAATGGTGATGCACAAAGCATCGAGAACCTTAAGACAGATCTAGTCAACGGTGCAATGAGTGCACTCTCATCCAAACTAGGAAGCAAAGTACAAATCACGTTTGGCGAACCAGACTCTAACGGTATTGTCTTCCCCATCTCTGCATCACTTGATGAAGAAGGTGGCATCAGCGGAACAGTAGCGGCAGTACTGAAATTGATTACGGGTCTGGGTGTGGATGGTGGCAGTCTACAAGAAGCAGTGGTTGACGCAACAAACGAAGGACTTAAGGAAGCAGGCACTAGACTTCAAGATAAGATAGGTGCATTTACGAGTGCTGAGAATATCAAAGAATTGACCAGCGCCGCTGTCAACAGTGTAACAGACCAACTCGTAAGTCAGTCAGGTACTCTACAGAATATTAACACTGCATATAATTTTGTAAGCGCGGTTGATAGTGATGGACTCGGTAATGTTGTCGAGACACGTACCGCAGTAGATAATGCTATCACATCATACAATAACGGTGATACAGTAACAGGAATACCTGAAGTACTGACCGAGTTTAACAAGAGTATAGCAAAAGTCAAGGATGATGTCAACAGCGATTTGAACCAATTGGTAACGACCGACAAGCAGATTAAGCAAGATCTTGTGGGTGGTAAGAGCGACTTCGAGAATCTAAGTGGCGGTAAGAATCCTGACGAAGTGATCGCATCGATAGACAACAAGTCAAGAAGTGCATCTAACTACACAAGCAAGGGTGCTGATTATCAATCGTTGATTAAGACACGAGCAACGAAGAACAGCGAGATTGGTATTGTCCAAGGTCTGAACGCAGAGTTAAACGAGAGTCTGACTGCAAAGGTCAAAGCATACGCACCTAAGTTAACAGATGATCAGATCCAGTCTGTCATTGCAAAAGCACAGGGTGATGCGGGCGAGTTCAGTGCCGCCCGAGAGATTCTGGTTGGTGTAGGTAAGAAAGGGTATGAGAGTGCGACTACGTTCCTCAACTCAATCGACTCGACCATTACTGCATCGACAAGACCTTCGCCTAGCGAAACAGTGTTCGCCGAACCTTATGTCATTGGTTCGTTCGAGAAACAGTGGAATGATGGCGCAGGTGATCCATACTTCCCTTACATCTCATCACTAGAAGAGATCGTTGCAGAGTTTCAAAGTATCACTCGCGATGTCACAGAGATGGTTGTGCACTGGACAGAAACAAACACGAACAAGAATATCGGTTCTGAAGAGATCAATAAATATCATATAGAGTTAGGTCTAGACGGCATTGGATATCATTACGTCATACGGCGCGATGGATCATTACAACGTGGACGACCTATTAATCTTGAAGGGCAACACTCACCTGTTAACAGTCATGACACACGAAGCATCGGTGTTGTATTTGTGGGTGGTATAAACGTACCAACTGGAACACCAAATAGCGAGAACTTTATTGATGTTCAATCACTCACACGGTCACAGTTTAACACATTTGACCACATTTGTCGAGCATTTTATAATACGTATCCAGGTGGTCAGGTGCTAGGACACAATGATGTGGACGAAGATGAAGTCGATCCTGGGTTTGATGTGATCAACTATGTTGGTGCCAACTTTAATAAAACATCACTCTATGATGCACTTGACAAAGATCCATCTGTTAATGAACCATTCACTGTGGACGAGATAAACACCAATGACGAATAAACTAGACAGTTTAAAGAATCGAGAACGAGTTCTTGGCGAAGGTCAAGAAGTCAGTGAAGGTGTGCCAGTCGAAGGGTTCAGTGATGCTTCGGGTGAATTTCCTAAGCGCGACTATTTCTTTGGTTCATCGATTAACAAGAGTGCAAAGGGTGAAGGAATCAATCGTCTTGCTACAGGTGGCGGTGATATTGGTGTCGACCTTGAACTGAGCGACGAACAACCTTCTAAGTTTCCTTACAATCAAGTACAAGAAACAGCATCAGGTCATGTCATGGAGATTGATGACACGCCGGGTGCTGAACGTATTCTGATCAAGCATCGTACTGGTGCTGGTATGGAATTACGACCTGACGGTAGTGTTCTCATAACATCACGAACACAACGAGTCGAAGTTATTGGTGGCGCAAGCAAGGTCATCGTCGAGGGCGAAGGTGATCTAGTCTATAAGGGCAACGTCAACCTAGATATCGCAGGTGACTTTAATCTGAACGTAGGCGGTAATTACAACGTCAATGTAGGCGGTGATGTCGATGAAGACATACACGGTCGTCACACCAAGATCGTCAACAAAGATCAGAACTACACAGTTCGTGGTAGTCGAAGCGAGCAGGTTGTTAACGATGCATCGCAGACAGTACTGGGTAATCAGACCATCATCACTGCGAAAGATTTAAAGCAACTTACACAAGGCAATACTGAGATACTGACCAGTGGTAATCTAGTGACTACAGCAGTAGGTGAATGGACTGCCGCGGCAAGTATCGCAAACATTACTGCGCGTCATGTCAGTATGATCGGGCACAAAGGAACGTTTGGCGGCCCTTTAATGGATTTCTATGGCAAGACATACGGCGGTATGCCTGGTGGTGTCACGAATCTTTCAACGTTCTATGGTTCATTAGTAGGTAAAGCAACCGAGGCATTACACGCAGACTATGCGATGTTTGCGTCACAAGCAGGGTTTTCTAAAGGAGCAGGTAAAGCATTAACAGCGGTCAAAGACAAAGGCAAACCACCTACTCCGGTTCCCCCGAAACCTGGTATCATGCCTTATCTTCCTTTGCCCCCTACTGCACCAATTCCTAATCCAGCAGTCGTTGAACTTCAATTGGCGACAAGCAACTATGGTATTCGCTTCGTATCAGTTGACCCTAAACTGAAAGATAAGATACTGAAGAGCGATGACTACGAGGATCTGTTTAACTTTGATCCTACGATACACGAGATTCGAAGTAAGTTACGTGATCCCGCACACCTCAAGAATGGTAAGTTTACCAGTGCACTTGTTGGTAAGGGTCTACTTAACAAAGACTTCAAAAAGAACATTCAAGCAAACATTGGGCGCAGTGCAAACAAAGAAGGTACTATACGATTCGGTATTAATCTGATTGGTAACAATCCGAGTGACAATCGCAGTAAACGATTCAAGGTGAAGAAATGAAAATATTAGTCGACCCTAACTACAATCCAGATTTGGCGAGCAGTATTAACTCATCGACACGATTGGGTCCTGGTATCACCTGTGCTAAGTTCTTGGGTGCAAAGGGGAGTCGGACAAACTTTGATAGATTGTATAATGACACATACGATGGTCCGTGTGATCGAAGACAGATCGCACGTAATCTGGTGCTTCATTCTAATGCAATCGCAAAGATTGTATCGAATCCATTTTTCTCACAGCACAGACTAATCGTAAGCGAAGGCATTTATGAACCCAATTCTACATATGAAGTTGTTGAAAAAGAAGTCGGAGATGAGGCAACAGCAAGAAGAAAAGCAAGAGCAATTAAAGGCGCAAGTTTTGGAAAAGGTCCAGACGGATGGGTTATCCGAACGCCCACCTATAAGGGCGAGACTGCGGGCGGCGTTAACAAACTCCGCAGAACGGGTCAAGCGATTGTTTACCAGTTAATTGATCGAAGTGGTAAGAGTGACCCAAGCATGTCGTTTGACCTAGCAGTGTATTGGAAAGACTTCATAGACTATGACAAGATTTCTTTGGCATATGATACGTTCGATCCAAATGGTGATCTGACATGCTCGATCATTCTAGAAATGCCTAAAGTAGGTACAAACTATGATGTATCGTTCAAAAGAAACATAGAAACCACATTTAATGGTGAACTACAAGCGGCAAATGAATTGCTAGAAATACTTCCATAGACATATAAATAAAGCAAAAGAGATTCAGTAGAAACCGATGGCAAAAGTATTTTCAATTGAAGATGCAAATCTAAAGAAGCAAGCACGAGTCACTCGTGAGCGTACGTATGCTGATCTAGATTTGACACTAGCGGCACGAACATCTAACGACGGTGATGTATTCCGCAAGTTGGATGCAGGTGCTGTTAAGCAGTCGATTAAGACTCTGCTACTGACAAATCGATACGAGAAACCATTTCGACCTAACTTCGGTGCGAATCTTGGTGGTCTCTTATTCGAATTGGCAGACGAAGATACTGGTGATGAGATCATTGAGAACATCACGAAGTCGGTAGAACGATACGAACCACGTGCAAAGATACTAGATCTTAAAGTATCTGCGACACCAGACTACAACAGTGTGAGTGTTACCATTCAGTTTCGTGTTGTCAATACAGATGTCGTTGACGTACTGAAAGTTAAACTAGGTGATTTTGTTGGACGAACAGCGATACCCGTTGTTGCTCCACCCAAGTCACCCGATCCTGATCCGGTCAATGTGCTTCTACAAGAAGGTGGTGATCGATTACAGGTAGATCCAAATGGTGACTTCTTATCGTTCGACGTTAGTGCCGCGATTGAAGGAGCGATTCTAACAGAATTTGATCTATTCTTACTGACACAAGACGAAACGAATACACTAATTACCGAAGAAACGCCGTAACGGGGATAAGAGATGGCAACAACAATCAACTCAACAGAGTTAGACTTTGATGCAATCAAGAATAGTCTTAAAACATTCTTGGCGCAACAACCTGATTTTGCAGACTACAACTTTGAAGCATCAGGTCTCTCAAGTCTTCTTGATGTGCTGGCATACAACACACACTATAATGGTCTGTTGGCAAACTTTGCACTGAACGAATCATTTCTGTCCACTGCACAATTGCGGAGTTCATTAATTGGTCTGGCAGGTAGTCTAGGGTATCAAGTCGGATCTAGAAAAGCATCGCGTGGTGTTGTCAACATTACAGTGACAAACAATGCGAACCCCAGTAGCATGACAATACCTGCAGGTTTCATTGTTACGTCTACAGTAGACAATCAGTCATTTACATTCGTGACTCGTGACACATTGATTGCAACCAACTCAGGTGATGGGTCTAATCTCTATACGTTTGCCCTTGACGGTAATAAGAACGTTCCTGTCTTTGAGGGCGTAGCAAAGACCAAGACATTCATTGCAGGTCCTGCAAGCGAAGATGACACGTATGTGATACCTGTTAACACATTAGATCTTGACACAGTGGTCGTAAAAGTGTATGATAGTGTTAGTAGTTCTACATTTGATCGATACATTAACATCAATGATGCCAGTTCAATCGATGCCACATCTAAGTTATACATCATCAAAGAAACACCAAACGGATTCTACGAGATCACATTTGGCAATGGCACACGACTAGGTAATACACCGCAGACAGGACAGAAGATCGTTGTCGAATACTCTACGACATCTGGACCTGGCGCGAACGGGGCGAGAAACTTTGCACCTTCATCTACCATCGCAGGATTTGCAGGCGTCATTAACGTGGTAACTGTATCGTCAAGCACAGGTGGATCGTTCAAAGAAGAACTTGAGTCAATACGCAAGAATGCTCCGTATCTCTATGCATCACAGAATCGAATGGTAACAGCAAGCGATTACTCTGCACTGATACGACGAAACTTCCCGAACGTTATCGAAGACATTAAGTCATGGGGTGGTGAAGAGAACGTACCGCCCAAGTATGGCAGTGTATTCGTATCGATTGATTTCAGTACAGATGACACAACGATTCAATCAGACGCGAAAGCAGACATCAAGAATCTCGCAAAGAATCTGTCGGTCGCATCGTTCGATGTCGAGTTCACTGATCCTCTCCAGACGTTCCTTGAGGTTGATGTTGTATTTCAGTTCAATCCAAATCTAACGTCACAGAGTCAGACCGCAGTTGAGTCATTAGTACGCACCACAATGCAGAATTACTTTGCGACAGAACTAGGCGGTTTCGACGAATCATTCCGACGATCTAACCTACTGACTGCGATCGATGCGAGCGAGCAATCGATTCTTTCAAGTCGAGCAATACTGAGAATGCAGAATCGTTTCGTACCTAAGTCTGCTGTCGTTAACTACTCAATCAACTTCCCATCGTCTATTGCAACGCCTGACGATGTAGATCATCGCATACTATCAGGTAACTTTACTATCGCGAACGAGCAATGCTTCTTCCGCAATGCTCTCAAAACATCTAATATCGAAGTCGTTCGTATTAGTGATGGTGCTGTACTGATCGACAACATAGGTAGTTATGATGCCTCAACTGGTGTCATTACTCTATCCAACTTTACAGGTGAACTGATAGGTGATAACATTAAGATCACCGCAACACCCGCAAACGAGTCTGTTATCATACCACAGCGAGAAAATCTTCTCCTGTTTGATAATGATGCATCGTCTGTACGGGCAGTTATCACCAGTTCATTATAAATAATAGAATCGCTTAAAGAGAAGACAACATGACGGCGGCAGTCACAAACAATTTGAGAAACACATTACTTGATTTGCTCAAGTCAGATGTAGATAGCAGTGGTAAATTCTATCTAGGTCTGTCAAGAGCAAAACCATTTAACTCACCAAGTGATGCATCGACTCGACGTTTCCAGTTGCAGACTCGACTAGAGATGCAATCGATGAAGCGAGTCAGTGCCTCATCGTTTGTGGTGCCTACTGTTACTTGGACTTCTGGTTCAATCTACAATACTTACAGTGACAACAGTCCAGGTCAATTGGGTTTCTACGTAGTCAACTCAGCAAACGAAGTATTCATTGTAGTCGATCAAGCAAAGAATGAAGAGACTGGAGCATCAGCGGCATCTACCGTAGAACCTACAAGTGCGTTGGCAAAGACTCAAGCAAAGACATTCAAGACTACTGACGGATATCACTGGCGATTCCTCTATGCAATGTCATCGTTGGATCGTGTTAGGTTTCGTACACAAGGATTCATGCCTGTCAAAGAGATCACACGACCTCTCGCTTCCTTAACGATTGGTGAAGAGCAGACACAGCGACGATTACAAGACAGTGCAATTTCAGGTGAGATTCTATCTCTCTATATCGACAGTGCAGGTACTAATTACTCTGCACCCACAATCACAGTTGTAGGTAATGGCGACAGTGCATCTTTTCTTCCTGTCGTTAATACCAGTGGACAGATCACTAACCTAGTGCTAGATAGTGACGGAAATGGTCGATTCATGCATGGTCAAAACTACGATTATGCATCGATTACAGTTACAGATACAACAGGTTCGGGCGCAGTTATTAAACCCGTGTTTGCTCCTAAAACAGGTACTGGTGCTGATCCAGTTGCTACACTCAAGTCAAATGCTATTATGCTCCAGAGTGAATTTGTAAACACTGAAGGGTCGACCATTCTCACCGAGAACGACTTTAACCAGATTGCATTGATACGTGGACCCAAGAAGTTTGGACTCGACAGTGACTACACCAACACAACTGCGAATGTACTTCGATCATTGAACGTCACAGCATCGGGTAGTATATTGCCAGAAGACGAGAGATTCCAGAATACTGCTGGCATCACAGGTAAAGTGTTCCATCACGACAATGCGGCGAACATACTCTATTACTTCCAGAACGATTCAACTGGATTTGGTACGTTTGCTAACACAGAAGTAATCACGGGTATTGAGACTAACTCGATATCACTGACGATAAATTCGCAAAACAATCCCGATGTTGATGCATTTTCGGGTGATATTTTGTACATAAATAACATCGACCAGATCGACAGATCTGCCGCACAGACCGAAGACATTCGTGTAATAATCCAACTAGGGTAAAACATGGCAACAACATATACTTCTACAACGTTATCCGGAATCTATAAAGACGATTATAGCGAAGCAGATAACTTCCATCAGATTCTCTTTAAGAGCGGTCGTGCACTGCAAGCAAGAGAACTTACTCAGTTACAGACTCTCATGTACAAAGAGATGGGACGCTTCGGTAATAACATCTTCAAGGAAGGTGCCGCAGTTTCTGCTGGTGGAACGTCAGTCAATTCTTCGTATGAATACGTTAAGATCGCGGCGACGAATCAGGGCGGCAACTTTGCTGACATTCCCGTTGGTGCTATCTTCGAAGACACGAATGGTGTTCGAGCACAGGTTCAGAAAGTAGAACCACTTGACACAACGTTCGCGCTTGACACACTTTATGTCTCCTATATCGCGGCAGGTAATACATCGGGTGATGCTTTAAGTACATCTCCCAAGCGATTTGGCGACAACAGCGCACTGTCTCAGGTCAATGGTTCATACGAGTTAGTCACTCACACACCACGAGCAGTAGGTCGAGGCGTACGCTTTGACGTTGGCGAAGGCGATTTCTTTGTCATGGGTCGATTCGTTCATGCGACTGCCCAGTCAAAGATACTCAGTCCATATACCGAGACATACACAGGTACGTTAGGTTATAAGGTCGTTCAAGAAGTCATCACAGTAGATGATGATGCAAGTCTTTATGATAATAGTGGCGACTCTCTTAACACAGCAAGTCCTGGTGCAGATCGATATCGTATTCGTCTTGAACTAATCGACGAAGCAGATCTCGAAGCATCTGACACATTTGTATTCCTATGTCGCATCGAGAACTCTACCATCGTTGAGAAGGTACAAGAGACAGACGCATACGACAAGATCAATGATATGATCGCATTGCGGACCAAAGAAGAGTCTGGCAATTATATCGTAAATCCATTCGTTGTCAACCTTGACGTACAAGACTCTGATCTTACACTTACTATATCAGAAGGTTCTGCATATGTCAATGGTTATCGAGTAGAAAATCCTACCGTAACCAAGTTATCGCTACCAAAACCAAGCGAGACTGAGACAATCACAAACGATGTTGTTCCAGTTCAGTTCGGTAACTACTTTATCTCGACCAATGCACGTAATCTAACAGATCTAACATATGGTTCAGTTCAACTATATGATGCGGCGACTGCGGGTGGTGCCGACATTGGTACTGCACGTATTCGAGCAATCGAAGAAGACGGCGCACAATGGAAAGTATACGTATTTGATGTCAATGTCACGACCACAGGCAAGTCAGTTCGAGACGTATTAAGTATTGGCACAGGTTCGACAAACTTTATTGATGTGTCGGGCGAACTGTACGAGACAACAAACAACGACTTGTTGATGCCTACATCACGACCACGTACAGAATCATTCAGTGATATCACGATGATAGTACAACGAAGTGTCACTGACACTGCTGTCGGCGGAGCGATTGATATCTCTGCTGAACTAGGTGCAGGTGAATCATTCGTCGATCAAGCATTGTGGGTCATTTCGGGTACTACAACAAACTACGTTACGGGCGCATCGATTACGGGCGGCGCAATCTCAGGTCTACCTGCTGACGAATCGTATGACATTCTCTACTATGTTACGAGAACATCTACGCAACGAAGCAAGACGTTAACGACTAGCACCGTCACAGCGGCAAAAGAAACGCTCAACGGTTCTGCGTTCTTCGATCTTGGTGTTCCTGACATCTTCGAAGTAGACTCGGTTCGACTTACTAACTCATTAGGTATTGACATCACTAACGTGGTAAGTCTCGACGATGGACAACGAGACAACTACTATGCAAATGGTCGATTGATTCTTGACAGTGGTGCAGGTCTTGATGTCGCAAACGCATACGCCAAGTTCAAGCACTTCACGCGCGGTGCAGGTGACTTCTATACGAGTCAGTCATACTCAGGCATTGAGTACAAGAACATACCTACGCACACATTAAACGATGGAGAAGAAGTCTCACTCTGGAACTACGTTGACTTCCGTCCTGACTTTGATGGTACTACATTCTCTAATCTAATGCCTCTTCCTAGAACAGGAACAAGCATTAATGCAGATATCGCATACTATCTGCCACGAGCAGACAAAGTGTTGGTAACACAAGAAGGTGATTTCCAAGTATTGATGGGACAGCAATCGTCTAACCCTCAGTACAAGAAGACACCTGACGGATCACTCGAACTCTATAAGATTCTATTGAATGCCAACACTCTTGACAACGATGACATGCAAGTCACGCCTATCGAGCATAAGCGATACACGATGGCAGACATTGCAGAACTCGAAAACAAGTTAGACGGACACATCGAGTTTACTCAGTTAAGTATCCTCGAACTCGAACAGAAGTTATCACTGGCACTTGACTCAAGTGGAAATGAGCGTATCGAGTCTGGTAGTCAGGTCGATGACTTCTCTGATCAGACTGGTGCTGACACTCAGTCACCCGATTACTCTGCATCACTTGATCCAGAAAGCAAATTGATTCGACCCAAAGCAGACGAAGACAACATTCGTTTGATCATCGACAACACATTAACTACCGCAGGTGTTGTGAAGAAGGGCGATAACGTTTATCTGAAGCATACAGACGCAACATGGATCGATCAGAATCTGGCATCACGCACAGTTAATCTGAATCCCTTTGGTAACATCGATAACGTTGGTACTCTAAAACTCTCACCATCGTCTGACGAATGGAAAGAGAGTGTAGCAGATGCCGCACGAGCAGTCGATGGTTCATCTAAGTTAGATCAGAAGCAAGCATTCTTGTGGAATAACTGGACATGGAACTGGAGTGGTCGTACAGTAGAAGATCAAGAGTTCAATAATATCTCTCGCAAACCTTATCAGGTACGAAAGCGTCAGTTCTTGAGACTCCGTGAGAAGTATCAGTCTACTTACTCGCAAGATGGTCCTCGATACGGCAATGGTCGATTCGTTAACCGAGTCATTTCATCTGACACACTTCGATCGCACGTAGGTAATCGTATTGTCGATCTTGCATTGATACCTTGGGTACGATCAAGAAAGATCTTCTTCCATGCGAAAGGTCTCAAACCCAACACTAAGTTTACTCCATTCTTTGATGGTACTAAAGTAGACAATTGGGTAAAAGAAGAACCAGCATTTGTTTCATGGTCTGACCGTACCGACGATCTTGGTAATCAGAAGACATACTCTTCATTGACGGGTCATCCAGGTGGTTCGACTGAACTCATCTCAGATGCAAACGGCGAGATCATTGGTTCGTTCTTCATTCCTAACCTTGCGCCCCAATACTACGTACAACGAGTACGCGGTAGAGGTCGTCGATTCAATCGTATTCGCAAAGCGGGATTCAGATTCAGAGCAGGTGTTCGTGAGTTCAAACTGTTAGACATTACAGAGAACAACTGGGCACAGAGTGATAGCAAGTGTTTTGCATACTACTCAGTGTTTGGTGCACTTTGGAATCAGTGGAAGAATGTTATGACAACACGCCGGTTAGATGCCGCGAATCCGTTGTCACTCAACAATCCTCGCTTCCCCGGTGTATACAATCCTCGTGAGTTACAAAACTCTCTTGATGCGATCTCTGCCGCCGCTGTTGGTAATGCATACGTAGATCCACAGACTGCTGGTAAGTACGGTCCTAGTACAGTACCTCTAGGTCTTGCCGCATTAAATGGGTTTGATGTAGACGGTACGATGTCACAAGTCCTTTCGGATTATGTGAGCGTCAACAAGCAACAGTTTGCAGGATCGTCTGTCAACACGTTAAGTGTGCCACAGAATCCTATGGCACAAACATTCTACGTAGACAATCAGTTTGGTCTGACGTTGACGAAGATCGATCTGTTTTTCGCGGCGAAACCAACTACGTCTAATCTACCTGTCAGTATTCATATACGACCAGTAGAGAATGGAGCGCCATCACCAAATGATATTATACCAGACTCTCATGTGACTGTCAATGCTGGTTCTGTTACTGCAACGCCTAGCAACACCACATTGAGTTTGATTCAAGCGGCACCGACTACGTTCACATTTGAAGAACCTATCTTCTTATCACCTTGGACAGAATATGCTGTGGTCATTACGACAGCAAGTACCGAGTACGAACTGTTCAGTGCGAAGACACAAGAGAATGTGTTTGGTCAAAGTCAGAAGATTGCAAGCACTCAGCGTGTTGGTAATCTCTATCTTCCTCAGAATGGTCTTGCATGGGTTGGTACAAAAGATCAAGATCTCATGATGAAGTTAACTCGTGCATCGTTTGACACAACTGGCGGTTCTTTGATACTGAAGAATGCTAACTTGAGTGCTCGACAGTTAGACAACAATCCAATACGCACAACCAACTTATCATCTACGATCTACGTCTCGCATCCATGTCATGGTCTTGAAGTAGGCGATAATGCATTTATCGACAGTTGCGAAGCAGTTGGTGGTATTAGCATTGCAAATCTTGAAGGGTCACGAGCAGTGACTGCGGTAGATCTACATGGATATCAAGTTGTTGCGGGTGCATCTGCTACGTCTGACGCAGTAGGTGGTGGTGAGAAAGTACTGTCAAGACGCAACAAAGCATTCCGTGTTGTACATCCTTATGTTGAAACGATTGTACCTAACTACACGTCTACCGATGTATCTGCTAAGTTTACTTCAGGTAAGTATGTTTCGGGTACTAACACTCGATTCGTACAAGATGCACGATATGGTCGAATTACTCCTAAGCAGAATCTTGACTTCGAGAAACCAAGAGCAATCTATAACTTCGAAGCAGAGACAAATGATCTAGGTGGTGATGCATCGGTCTACGTTAAGATAGACATGAAGAGTGCAAGCGATTACGTTTCACCTGTCGTCGATCTACAGAGAGCATCACTGCACCTAATCACAGAATGCATTGATGATCCTACGGTCACTCCTCACATATATCCTGTCGATGAGACACAACCTTATGGTGGTTCGACTGGTTGCAAACACATCACAACTCCTGTTACACTAGAGCAAGATGCTGTGGGTATTGAAACAAAGATTGATGTCTCTCTGGGCGAAGGATGTAATGTAGACTACTACTATCGTACCTGTGGTGCTGATCAAAACATCGCAGATGAATCGTGGATCTACCAGACTCCTGAGAATCGAGTAGCACCAACGAATGATCAGTCATTCAACGAACTTCGATTCTTGCCAGGTGGTCAGGGTGGTCAACTAAGTGCCTTTAATCAGGTTCAATCTAAGTTTGTCATTACAGGTAAAGATGCAGGTAATGTCAGTCTGAAGGATATGAGAGTCAGATACTTGGGTGTCTAATGAGTAGATATATACCTGTACAAGGACATTCCTCGCTTGTACGTGATCTCGAAACTAACGCATTGATCAATACGAACAGTGCAGAGATCGCGCAAGCGAGGGAACGTAAGCGAATCCGCAAACAAAAAGAACAAGAACTGTCCGAGAGAATCACCGCTCTTGAGGCAGACATGTCAGAAATAAAGCAAGGTATACAATTACTGATTTCAAAAACATATAAATAGAAGCAACGGTTTTTGAAGTGAGTAGTAAGTGTCACACCCATTAAAGTCATTAAGCGGTCCTTTACAGGAACTGCTCGGTTCTGAAGAAGATTATCTCGCATTTCGTGCTGGTATCAATCTTGGTGAATCGACAGTAACAACTGCTGGTGCACTTAATTCAACGAGCGTAGGTACATTAGTAGGTACTTACACCGACTCCTTCTATACAGATCCAACTGGCGTACCTAATGTCTCAGTCATCGATAGAACTATCGAGGTCGAGCATGTCAGTGACGGTATCTCTACTCACCTTACTTCTATCGATGCACCATTCTTGCCTAGCGCAGTCGCAGTCGATGATGTACTACGAATCACTGTCAATGGTACTGCAACTCACACAGGTACTGGATTCGAAGCAATCGAATACGAATTGACACTAGACGGTAATGCCGCGGCGTCGATCAGTACAACTCGAACACCCACCGCAGACAGTACAGTGTCGGGTGGTACAGTTTCATGGGAAGAATTGCCAGACGGTTCACTCAATGGGATCTATCAGGTTGTCTACCAAGTAACATTCGAAGGTACTGGTCTACTCAATGTCATCTTTAATGCGGCATCACGAGATGATAGTAATAGCATCTCCGCTTCGAATGATGCAGAAGTGTTTCAGACGATCACAGTTACTGGTGCAAGTCCACCTGTTACATCTAGCACAGAAACAGACATACACCAGAGTAGTGCAAGCGACTACCCTATACAATTTCAAGACTCTTACTATAATCGCAAACCCCTATTCTTTGATCGTGGACTGAATGGTCTGAGAGAAATGGGTACTGCTGAACTTGATGCTCTTTGTACACGATTGCTCAAGAAGATTATGGAAGGTGAGTTTCCAGGTACGTATCGATTAGCACAGGTCGCACCGAGTTCTGATTGGAGTGTATTCATAGAAGATGTCTTTACTGACACAAGAGGCGATGGATCAAGTCAGAACTATTCTATCTTCATTCGAACCACTGGCACTGCACCAACTAAAGTACGTCCTATCACAGTCAAGAAAGGATCGTACGATGAGTTTCAAGGCGTTGATGTCATGCGTGACGCAGACATGTCGTTTGTGTTTGGTCAGTATTGTAAGAAACTCATTGGCACGACAGGCATTGGTTCGTATCAGTTAAGATCGTCTGCTGAAGGTGCACCGACAGATGCTGGTACGTGGGTTCCTCGAGGCAATGCACTCGATACACGTCGATTATATCAGACAAATCCAGGTTACTCATCTGTTGTTCAATACGAGACAGCATACGCCAATACATTTATTGGTGACTATGCACTATCATATTCGACTGATTACCAATCAAACTATGTTACCGAATATACGTCAGAATATGAACAAGCATACACATCTGCCTACGAAGGTGCTTATGGTGAACTCTACGTCGATGAGTACCTAGAGCAATACGAAGAAACGTACATGTCAGATTATGGCGTTGTGTACGAGGCAGACTTCACGACAACATATCTTGATGACTATGAATCATCATATGAAGGTATGCCATACACGGGTGAGTACGAGAATGTCTATGATAGTGCCGATGCTGAAGAACCTTACGCGGTTGAATATGATGAGCAAAATTATGTAGGTAACTATATCAGTGAATACTCTAGTGATTACGTTGGCGACTACGAAAATGTTTATGAGTCATTATACATCGACGATACCTACTCGGGCAACTACGTCTCTCTTTATGTTGCAGACTATCTTGATGAGTATGTAGGTAACTATGTCAGTGAGTACCAAGACGATAGTTACGAAGGCAACTTCATTTCGGACTACGATGGAACATATCTGTCGGATTACCAAGGCACGTATGAAACTGGATATGATACACCTTATGGCGCATCATACTCAGGCGATTATGCTAGTCAATATTCGGGCGTCTATGCATCTGACTTCGATGGTGACTACGAAGGGTCATACGAAGGTACGTACGGCACAGAATATACTGGCATCGAACTTGAAACATACGACACACTCTACGTAGGTGGTTATCTACAAGACTACGAAGGTACGTACGTTGCTGGTTATGGTTCTGACTACACTACCGACTATCTTGATGTTGATTATGTAGATGAGTATGAGCAACAATACTCGGGCGCTTATGACTCGCCTTATACAGATGCATATGGTCCTGGATTTACAACAGATTATGTTGGAACATATACCTCTTACTATGAAGGAACCTACAATGCTACGTACAGCACAGCATTCACAACGCAATTCCAACAAGATTACGAAGGCGCGTACAATGTTGATTATGAAGGTTCGTACGACACAGGATATCTAAGCGATTATAATGTCGTTTACGATTCGTCCTACGACACATTGTTTACAGGCGAATATGATTCTGCTTATGCTACACAGTATGAGGAATTGTATGAGGCAGACTTTGGTGGTTCTCCATTCATTCAATCATACGAGACGCAGTACGAAGGCACATACGACAATGAGTATGTCAGTGAGTATGATTCGACATACACTGGCGGACTTTACGAAAACGATTACTCGGGCGAGAACTACGAGTCAGACTATGCTTCACTGTACGGTGCGTTGTTTGTTGGTGAATACGATCGCATAGATTACGAGTCGCAGTACATCGAAGAGTACGAAGGCAATTACGTCACTCAATACCAAGGCGACTTTACTGGTGAGTATGATGACACAACTTATGCGACTGACTACACGTCGGACTATCTTGGTGAATATGATACAGGGTATATAAATGCTTACCAAGTATCGTATGATGACATGAATTATGATGATTCAAGAATGTCTGACTACACGGGCGACTTTGATGGTAATTACGATACAGATTACACGGGCGCTTATGATGACACAAATTATACGACTGATTATGAAGTAATCTATACTGGTGGATATGCGGGCGAATATCTCACGGATTACGAGTCGCTCTACGAAGGTAACTTCACCGACGATTACGAAAACATTTATAGTAGTGACTATGATGGTAATTATATCAGCGAGTATGAAAATACTTACGTTGGTACTTTCCTCACAGCATATGAAGGTCCTGAGATTTCCCAATCGTATGATAGTACCTATGATTCGTTATATCAGACAAACTACGACCAGACTTTTGCGACCGACTATGCAACAGAATACACGGGCGCGAACTTCACTGCACAGTATGTTGAACAGTACACAGGAACATACGATAAGCAATACGAGACAGGTTACGTCACAATCTATGACGGTACCATCTACGAGGGTAACTACGAATCACAGTTTACAGGTGATTACACTGGTCTCTATAATACAAACTTTACTGGAACATACGATGGTTCGAACTATCTGTCAGATTATGTAGACCAGTATGATACTCAATATTCTGGCGCTTATCTCTCGAATTATACCTCATCATACGATCGTATCCAGTACAGTAAAGATTATACTGGTGCCAACTACGATACAGATTACACAGGCGGGTACGATACTCAGTTTGCTGGCGATTACTCGACTAACGCAACTTACACGAGTGATTACGTCGAGCAATACACAACTCAATATCAATCTGAATATGAAGGGGCGTTTGCCACTGTCTATGTTGGTGGCAACTTTACAGGCGATTATACCGAAGCATATACGACTACCTACGTAAATCAATACACCACGAATTACATAGGTTCGTACCAAAGTCAGAACTACGAGAGTTCTTATATTGAGAACTATACCTCAGACTATATCGGTGAGTTCGAAGGAGCGTTCTCGGGTGCCTATG